TGAACAAGCTGGCTGATAGTGATAGTTTCGTGGCTATTACCAAGATAATCAATGGTGGAACCAACGGATTGGAATCAAGACGAAAGTTCCTTACAAGAGCAAAGAAGGTCTTTAATGTTTAGCCTATGAAAGTAAAATGGTACGATACTGATTTTTGGCAAGTAGCACTCTACGTGATTGGTATCTTGCTGGTGGCATTTCTTCTGTCGGGATGCAAGACAAAATACGTCCCGATGGAAAAAGTTATATGTCTGGACGTAGTAAAACACGATACGCTGCATACTTCTGACAGCGTTTTTGTGCGTGATTCAATCTTCCTCAGACAGAAGGGAGATACTTGCTTTCTTGACCGATGGCATGAGAAGAGCATTTATAAAAATGTGTATAAGGTGAAGGTGGATTCCTTCCTGAAAAGAGACTCCATCCCAGTTCCCTACCCAGTAGAAAAACAACTCTCCAAGTGGGAGCAGTTTCAGTTGAAGTATGCAGTATGGTCTTTTGGAGCACTCAGCATGCTGCTAATCGTATTAGGTTATAAACTCTATAAAAAGATAAAGAATGGCAAATTTCACATTGACAATCACGAAAAGTGACATCTATGAGGAGGTGGCAAAGACTACTGCCTACATAGGAGGAAAGAACTTGGATAAAAACGGAAAAAGTCTGTATGACCAAGTGTTTGTGACAAAAGCTGATAGAGAAATGCTGGAAGGCTTTTGGGAAGATTCCATTGATGATGTTTCCGTAGCCTTGGAGAGTATTCTTGGATGGCAGAAGTGTGACTCAGACAGCAACGAGGTCTTTGGTCTGAGAGTGAGCAGCCTTTTTAATGAGAGTTTATTTAAGACCTTAGAATCAACGGTTTTTAGTTATGTAGTCAACAAAATAGTAGCAGAATGGTGCTCAGTAGTCTATAAGGATAAGGTGGAAGATTATCTCTCCAAGGCAAACGTTTTGCTGCTAAAGATTGACGCAATCATTTATACACGTAAAAGACCAACAAGATAGGAGGATAGGATATGAGGTATTGTAATAAAGGGTATAAAGTGATGATAGAGTTGGAAAAGAATGAGTTGGTATATGACATCAAGAATACTGCTTTTTCTTTTGCTGATTCTTATTCCAAGCAGAAAGGTATAGATGCCAAACAATTAAAGAATGTGTTTGATGTATCAGAGGAAGGAAACAGAGATAAGTTAGCAAGGATTCTAGACTCAGCAGTAGAGGATTGCAGAGAAATGCTTTTCCGTTTCACCAAGGTGGAAATGCTCGGTGGCGGCTTTGATTCCAACGAATGGGAAGAGTGTATAGGTTCCCCGACAAATGATGAGGATGCCTATTACTTGGCTATGCGGATGCCGCAAGGTTTTTCTCAGACAAGTGTACATACCATGACCGTCTACTTGCATGACTACATCGTGAACCAATGCCTTTATGAATGGTTGATGATTGTATATCCTGATGGTGCTGATAGGTTCTGGGCACTCGCTGAGGATAAGAAACAGAAGATTAAGGATGCCAGCAACCGCTCGGCTGTTAGAGCAAGAATCGCTTTGCATCCATTTTAGGTTAGTCGTTTAAGACTAGATAAAGCAAGGGTAGCTATCCTTCACGGACTGCTACCCTTTATTGTATTAAATGACAAACTAAATATTTATCTAAGTTCATGTTCCACTAGACGTGGACTCCTGCTTGGTAGTTACCGAACCAGTAACAGCAGCATTAATATTGATACTCTCAGGCAAGGTCTTGACATTTACGTCTGTAGCAGCCAGTTTCAATCCGTTCTTCTGCTGGTCGGCATACTGATTCTTATCCTGAGCGATAAAGTTGTTGATAGCTGTAGCTATGTTGTAGAGCAGTTTATCGGTGTCGCTGCTGAGAGAATCAGAATCAACTGATGCGTACTTGTTGTTCTCAACGGTTGCCGATGTTGTCTCCTTCTCACGATACAGAACAGCCTGATTGATGAACTCCTGAGCAAACAAGAATGACTTGCTTACAAGTTGCTTAATCTTGGTGTTGTCTATATTGAGCGGATTCTCATACTTCTGTAACATAGCCTGCAAGCAACTTGCGGCTACTTCTTCTCTAGGCTGTAGGGTAGCGATTGAGAAGATTTCCTCTTCTTTGCCGCTTTCCTCTGTTCCACCTGTCTCTGATGCGGTAGCTATTCCGTATTTAGGGAATTGGCGAGCATTTGATGTTCCATCAGATGAGGTTTCTCTGACGAGTTTAGTGCCAGTTGTTTTTGTGATGTTGGAGTCTACAATATAGGCAACACCTACTTTAGTTTTATTCAGATTATAGAGATTTCCGTCTGAGTCGAAATAGAACAACTGGTATAAGTTGTTGTTGAATATCACATATCCCATGTACATATTTGTACCTAAAGGATAAATGTTGATACATGTGGATAGAACTATCTTGTCATCTATTTTCGTTCCCAAGGATGCACCTTGCTCAACCTTGTATTTATCGAAGTCGGTTAATGTATATTCTGCCATAATTATCTGAGTTTATTTTGTAATCTTGTTTGGAATTCTGTAGATAGTGCGCTGATAGATTCTTTTGGGGCAAGATTGCCCATAAGCGCAAGCCTGAAATATTTGTATGGCGAACCGATAAGGTTTCTGAGATACATATTTACAGAAGAACCAACGTAATACCAATTAGCTAAATCATTACTTCCAAACAGAACCGTTCCACACTTTCCTGCCTGAATGCTGCTGAAATATCCTCTTGTAATGCTATCGAACATGGTCTTATAGGCATCCTGACCAAGCGTTAAAGGACGGCTACATAGGAAGAATGGAACATTCTCTGTTGGCTCCTTCACATACACATCGAGTATGTTTCCTGCTTTGTCTGTAGCGTATGACTCTGGATATATGTTTACTCGCTTGTTGAAGACATTGTGCATGGTTCCCCACATCTTGCTTTTCAAAGAGTAAACGTAAGCATAAGTATAGTTTGGGTTGAACACTATGATACGGCTATCGTAATAGTCGTAAATCATATCAGCTTCTTCGAGATACTTACGGAAACGGACATACTTCACATCTGACTCAGGAATATTACCTAGTGCAAGGAGTTTATTCGGATAGGTCTTATCCTTTATTGAATGTGAATAAATGGATAGAAAATCGAAAGGATAATCATCCAGTACATCGGTAAGACAAACAGACTCTCTTCCTTGCTGCATCATGATTCCTCGCTCTGTCGGGAACAGAACTGCATCATCAATCTGCAAAATGCCTTTAGGGTTGGAGCAAATTTCACGTAAAGCTGGTTGTCGTGACTGATATGTTCCTGTATCAGTCAACATGACTACCCATACACCTTCATCGGTGAATGCGTAGAGTGGAGCGTCACCGAATTGACCTTCGCTGATTGGTCGGGTGTTGGCGGCTAGTGCGCTGATGATAGAAGAACCTACCTGAACAGAATTTGCTGCTGGGAATACCAAAGGATTTTCGGCTTCGCTAACCTTTATGACGTTTGGATGCTGTGTGATATATTTTTGGCTCACGACATTACTTAAAGCAGCATCGTATTCTTCCTTGGTTATCTCTGTGAAGTCACCTGTATCTATTGGTGTGTTGTCCCAATAATATGAAGATGAAATGACCGTTCCACCTTGATTTCCAAAACTACCACCTCCATTACTTCCTGCTCTCGTTGTTCCACCTGATGAATCCTTTTTAAGGAGTTTATGGCGGTATATTTGCATGAAAGCAGGAAGACCAGCATCATCGTGATATAGGTACATGTAATCAGACAACTCAGCTTTTTCTTCTTCTGTAGGCGCATCAACTCTTCCTCCAAAACCTTGATTATCCAAAGAACCAGAAGATTGTCTATCAACTGCGATAGGAGTGGTACGATTCTTACTGATATTGATATAGTAAGACATACCGAATGTATCGGAAGGCTTTAAACTTACCCTCTTGGAATAATACTTGTCATACTTCGGTAAGTGAAAATAGATAGTCATTGCCGTAGCAAGCGTGTTGGGATATGCCAAGATAGGGCAGATAGGATATTGCAGTTTCCCCTTGTGGTATATATCTCGTTTGATGCTATTTTCGCTGATGCTTACCTTGAAGACTGCATCGCAAATATAATCGGTGGTAGCGGTGCTACTAGTTGCAACATCTACATACTCATTTAGGCATAGCTGTGCATCTGAAATTTTTCTCTTGGAGAAAATATCTGTATCGAAAGCATTATAGATGGTCTTCTTTACGTTTCCTATATGCAATCGGTTGTTGTATGTTATAGAGCACTTGCCTCCAAAAGTGTCTCGCTTGAAGTCTGCCAAAGAAATACTTTCTTCTGTCTGTAAAACTCGTTTGAGTTGTATATCTGTGCCTAGCTTTTCCTTGCTGATACTGGCACTTAGATAGAAGGATTTGTTTTCAAACGACTGATAAATATCTTCCTCTGACAAATATTGGAAGGCATCACAATTCACACCTGATGCCATTTTGTTATTCCAAAGAAAACAATTATTTCGTGAAATACCTCTAGTTCTTTTTTCTGTATCAATAAAAGATTCAGGCTGGGACAGATAAACATCTACACCAAGAATAAGGTCTTCCAAGCCTTCGGGTATATCCATGCTGACATTTATGGTGTGGGTGTGAAGACTTGTGCTTGTGCCTACAGATTTCTTTTCCTGATACCAGATAAACTTATTGAATGATGTTTCAGGCGCAAGGATGAATGGATTTGATATATTTATGTGTGAGGTTCCATCATATAACTTGATAGCCAATACTCCAAAAACTGTATATTTGAAGTACTCCTTGCCTTTTTCGTTTAGTCGTTTGTTGATAAGTGAATCAAATGCGTTGAATATGATAGATGCGCCTTTGAGAGAAGTATCTACGTTATTATTAAAGTGTCTGTTCGTCTCAAAAGCATTATCCCAATCATCGCCAAGGTTGATTGATACATCACATTTCTCAGACTTAACATTGGTGATTGTTGCACTATAGCTAAGTGAAGAAAGGTCGAAACTTGTGTAGTTGCTACCTTTCCAATATGCGTACATTGTTTTCTCGTCACCTATGAAACATAAGATATTGCCAACTGCTGTGACGGCATTGACGTGGAATCCGTTGAGGTTGATGGTGTTCTTGGTTCCGTCTCCACTTTTCTCTAGCCAGTACCAAGTATCATCTGATTTACGGATGATGTAGTGAGAGTGAATCGTTTCATCGTGTGTTACCTTATGAACCAGTTCTATTGTGTCTCCTGAATCCAGCGTGATGTTCTGCTCTACTACTACTGGCTGGTGGATAGGGTGGAGTGCCCCATCCTCGTTGATGAGGTTGAGGCAGGTTGCCAACTCCCCATCCTGACAATCGTAGTCGGATGGAGAGTGGGTAATCCCTTTGAGTATTACTTCTTGTCTTGTTGCCATGTGCTCGAATTTAAGTTTGGTCGCATGATTTCGTAATAAGGTTCTCCTTTGGCTGACTTGCGTGGGATGCAAGTCAGGCGAACCATTCTGTTGAGAGGAAGATTGTAATCATCAAGGATGGCGGTGATGGAAGGGTAGTCACTTCTGAAACCTACCTTCTTATACTTCTGATTAAATTGAAGCTGAGCGAAGGCGGTGTTGGCTTTGCGAAGTTCTTCCAAGTCCTCACGCATACAGAATCCGTATGTACCTCGGTCAGGTAGCCTGAATACGAAGATAGAAGTGTCTATACGTTCCTTCTGCATGATGTGGTCGTAGATGCCCTTGGAGAGCGTGACCGAGTTTGCTCTTCCGTCCAGAACCACAAAATCGTTGCGGTGTCTGAAACCTTTGACTTTATCTATTAAATACTTGAATTTCATGTTGCAAATATAATATGAAAAGTGATAAAATGTATATTATCCGTTAACTTTCTCTTTCCGCTTGGGTCTACCCTTGCGGTTGCCATACTTGGTGATGATGGCGGTTGCACGCTCAGAGCGGTAACAGCCACATGATTTGGTTCGTCCGTCACGAAGAGCAGAACCTAGAACCGTACAACCCCTGCCACAATCACATTTGCATATCCAGAACGCACCATGCTGGTGGTTCTCTTTGTCAGATTTTCGGCAGACGAGTAATCTGCCGAAACGCTGTCCAGTAAGGTCTATCAACTTTCCCATACTACTTCTCTGCCAGTTTCTTTGCCTCTTCAACTGATACTGGCTTTCCGCTAAGAGGAATGCGGAAGTCGAACTTAGAACGGAAACCATAATAGCCTACGAAATCGAAGCTCTGTTTCATACGCTCGTCTGTGGTGATGTACTTCTTGTAAGCCTTCACCTCCTTCTCTGAGCGGTATATGGTAGAGTTGACGAAGTAGGAACTGGTTCCCTTGTTAGCGATTACTGCAATAAAGAACTGCTTACCAAGGAATTTTTCCTTGATACGCTGAATAATTGAGATTTTCTTTGTATTCATATATAAAATTTGATTAATTATTAAGAAGAATGCAGATAGGCTGCACTCTTAAAACTATTCGATTCCACAAGATACGATACCATCTTCTTTGTTGATACCTCGGAAGTGCTCGCATCGCTGGCAAGCAAGGCTACCTACATATAGTATTTCGTTGGTGTACTTGCCTTGGATGCCGAATGGGCAGGGAGTTATGTACTCGAAGTGCCCACCGACATATTCGTTAACGATATATTTAGGATTCTTCATTGGTTGCTTTGGTATATTTCAAGATTTTTGTATAATTTTCTTATGATGGGAAACATGCTTATCTTATCTCTGCCACATGATTTCGGCTCAGGGCAGAAACCTCTATAAACACATTGAGGAACACAAGCGGATGCAAGCAAAGGTTCAATTCGTGCCACCTCGTCAAGAACCTTATACCACACCTCTCTCGTCTCCTCGGATGCCTTGTTGCAGAGTCTCAACTTCGAGATATTGATAATCTCCTGAGCATTGAGGGATAGCTGCAAGTTGACCAAATCATCCTGACGCATATCGTGACGTGATACCTTGGAGCCAGTAATATCTGGTCGTGATGTGGAGACGAATGGCTGTGCATGAACATGGCGAACAAAGTGATTGCTCACCCAATATGGTATGCCATACATCTTAATATCGAACTCCAATTCCCTGAGCGGTGAATGCTCGCTGAGAATCATCTGTTTCTTAAACTCATCGCTAGGCTCATGTCCCAGCGGTTCCTTACCTTGTGTGAACCGAGCAGCATCCACTACACGCTGCCAGTCCGTTACTCTTTTGATTTCTATTTGCATATCTCTTAATCTTTATATTGTTCAAATCCGATTTGGAAGTCATTCTCAATATCTTCATTGTCTACATTACACTCGATTGCTACTAAGCGGCAGAACTCTTCAGCTAAATATGGGTAGTCTCCACTCACAGCACTTAGACAGAACTGCTTAACATCGAAGTCATCGGGTACTGTCATTTCCACTTTAATGCTTACCTCTTTCATGCGCTTTCTTTTTTCTAGTTAAACTTATCGCCTTGGTGATGCGGTGGTCTCCTGCGTTCTTTCCTATACTTTTCATTCCGCAATAATAGCCCCATCGCCAAAGCCAATACTTGCTACCATAAAATCTTTTATAGTAGTTCATTATCTTCTTTGCTAGTCTAATCTTTATTTCTCACCTCCTTCATAATTGCTATATAAACAATATGTATGATATCCCAAGAACAAGCCAAACAAAAAACATCTTGTCACTTCATAAACAGATGGATTAAGGATTGTTCCAACGAGAAAATATCCCATTATAATGCAGAATATGACTATAATGAGTATCCTATATATTCTTTTCTTCATCATTTCTCACCTTCCTTTCTGTCGAACTTTGAACCATGGTTACTCCATCTAACAAGTTTATCATCTTTAATGGTAGTTTCCCTAAGAGGCAAAAGATGTGTCTCCCTCTTGAGAAAGATTCCTGTACTGCCAATGATAACTTCTCTTTCTGTTATAAATTTTAGTAAATCGTGCTCCCACACTTCTTCCCCATTCTTGTCTTTCAATCCTGTAAACTGGCAGACGGTAGAAGGGTCAACCTGATAAGTGATATTTCGGTTCAGCATACTTTCTTTCTGGCGATTTTCGATGATGTATGTATTACCATTCTCTTCGTAGAAATATCCGCAAACCCATCCTTTTCTGTCAAGACGTTTTGCCTTGAACTTGATATTTTCAATCTTCATAAGCTATAATTCTTTTAATATTTTTACATTTTTAATAAGAGGTTCCCAATCAGTTCCAACAAATGGAAGAACATCACCTGTTACTAAATATTTCTTTCCATTATAATATCTTATAAAATGGAGAAATGTATCAAGTGTGCTCATATTAACAGGCATAGGTAAGACTGGAGAATATGTTCCATTAATGTTTTTATGAGCTTCATATACCGAAACTCCAAATTCTTCCCCGACTTTTTCTTCACCTTTCCAAATACATGATTTCTCATTTTTAGGTATTTCGCCAAATCTATAGAATATCATATTATTCTTATTTAAGTTCTACTGGCTCATCATTCCAAGTAAGTTCTCTTCCGATGAGTTTCTTGATACTACCTTGTGGTATTTCTATACATTTGCAAGAACCATAATCGTCTCTCCAGCTATATACAGCTTTGTGAGGCTCTGTTTCAAATATAAGTTCTGTACCAAAACTATTAACACATACCCATGCCATATCTATTCCTCCACTTTTACGCCAAATGGAGTGCAATCGGCAAAGGTGAACTTCTCTAATGTATCTTTGTAATCAATGATGTCTCTGTTAATTTCCACATACAAGGTGGTTACTCTCTGAACTAAAGCCAAATCTTTGAACAAGGTTGACTTCACCCACCCAAATGGCTGATGCTTTTGCATTTCTTGCCAGCACTCTTTTGCAGTTCCTTCGTCCAACCAAGCCGCAATGCCATTAAACTCATCAATGAAGGCTTTTCCGCATCTGTCACAAACGACAGAGTACATAGTAACTGACTTAATCATTGCTCACCTCCTTCCCATTCATCGGTAGTACCCACGAGGAGCTTAGTCTGGTCATTATAAGGAAGGATAATTAAGTTAACCAAATCTTCATCTATAGACACATCCATTGGAGTAGCACCATACTCATCAACATAAGAAACGAAACTTGCTCTCCATATAGAGCCTTCACAATTCCGTATCTTCCAAATACATCTATCGAATGGCTTAAGCTCGCACTTTGGTTTCAAATCCACAATCTGTTTCTTCTCAGCATCCCAAGCCTTGCCTTTCTTTACGAGAGCATCAAAGAGCTGCTGTTTCTCTTCTTCTGTAGCAAATCTATACTCTTCAGATGATTCCACCTCATCGGCAAACAATAATCCAAACATTTCAGTTAGAGAAACATAGAAACTAAGGGTATGCTTATAAATCCTTCGGCATATTGCTACTGATTTTCCATATACCACTATATCCCCATCCTTGAACTCAAGCTGCTTTTCAATCTCCAAAGTTTCAAGATTGAGTTTGCCGTCCAAGTGTTCCTCAATGGTTTTGATGTAAGTCTGAGCAACATCATCGGTTGCTTTCTCAAATACAGAAGTTAACATTTTGGTTTCTTCTTTATCATAATCTTCTACGTTACATTCTTTCCAAAGATAATGCTTACCTTTAAATCTTGTGTAGGTATCATCCTCAAACTTTTCAAAGATAATATACACGTTATCTTTACTAACCAAGACATCGCCCTTCTTCCAAGAAAACTTTGCCCAATCACGCATTGATTTGCTAGGGTAGATGCACAAAACTCCTTCCTTGTACAATTTACCGTCTTCATCGAACCATGGCTCTTTATTATGATGCTTAACTTGAAAAGCATCACATGCATTAGTAACGACATATAACGTAACACTTCCAAACATATCTGTCCAGAGTTTCGTACCTTCTGGCTTATTCTTTAATATTTTCGCTATATTAATCTTTTCTTCCATATTACTTCACTCTTTTGAATTGAATATTCTTTCCGTCCTTTCGATTGGTTGCGCCACACTTAAAATTTTTGCAAATAACATTATAAATATCGCCACACAACTCATCGAAGAAACAGCCATTACATTCTTCTTTCTCTGTCTCAACCACCTTTAAGACGATTTCTGACCCAATAGGTAAATCTTCCATAACTTTAATTTCTCATAATGTGACACTTGACAACCTTGTTGACTAGATGAGGTTGCGAATTATTGAAATTCTCTATGAACTGACGTTCCATCTGCTCAGGGAATATGGGCTTGGTCGGCTTTGGAATGGTGATGGTAGCTTGGATTTTGCTGCCATCACTCAACGTCATTAAGCATCTTCTTGAAATTTCTTCTATTCCAAACATATTGCTATCCTCCTAATATAAGCATCCGTGAAGGTACGGGCGAGATTCGTTATACTGCATTTTCAACTTGATGTGCTCTACTAGGTCTATGCCTTCTATGTGGGCTAGGGCGAAGACCTGAACCAGAATATCCTGCAAGCGTAGGGTGTTCATCCATGCTGGCGAGCAGGAGAAAGGGAAGTAGGTCATGCGAGTGATGATGAGGTACATGGCATCAGGAAGGGAATAGGTTCCGTGCCCGAACTCTACCTTGTGATACTCTTCTGTCTTTTTGAGTTCAATATCATTCATCAGGCAGATTATCTTTTGAGAGTTGTAGAATCCTAAAAGCGACATGATGCGGAGGGCGATGTCTGCAAACTCAGATTGTACGGTTCCTTCCAAGGATTCCTCGTAGGCTTGCTCCTCAGATACTCCCAGCCACTTGTTGTAGTCTTCAATGCTTCCGTTGCGGCTGTGGCGTTGGGCTTGGATGGTCTCGCTCATTTCTGTGATGATGAGCATTAACTCTTGGTTGATGTCCAAATCATGC